CATTACAAACATTAAATAATAATATATAATAAATACATATGAGCATAAAACAAAATGATGAATTGGAACAATTAATAAAAGAGCAGATTGAGGAAAACAATGACAACAACTTAGATGAGGAAATAAATATCTCTGTTAGTCAAATATCCTCAATCATAGACAAAGTTACACATCACGCAAGTGGATTTAATTATTGTGAAGAGTGCAAAAAGTTAGCAAAAGAACAAGGACTAATTAAATAAACCTATAGAACAAAATAAGAGAATATGTTACTAATAACAATAATAACCCTTACAGCTATCCTAATATGGGTAACCAGGGGGAATAAAGGAATAGAATAAAATATATGATAAATAAACCAACATGGGAACAAAAAATAGCTACGTATGGTTTTCTGGGAACAAACCTAAGAAGCCACGATGAAACTAAACAATTTATCTTAGACCTACTAGCAGAACAAAGGAAAGAAATAGTAGAAATAATTAAAACCCCACTGTCTACAGAGTTTGAAGACCCAGAAGAAGAATCAGCAGATTACTCAATAGAAGACTTTAGGGCAAGATTACTTAACCTAATAAAACAAGACTAACTGACTTATGCACAAAGAAAAATGACAATTATTAAAAAACAAGATATAATTAAACTATGAAATACAAAAACGAAGAAGATACTAAAAAGGATTTTGCTAAGTTGTTCGGTTGGCAAAAAAGAAAGGGGCAATACGACTACGGGGAGCCAGATTATCAAACACCTACTTGGGCAGAAATATTTGCAGAAGTTGGAAAACTATTAAATCAAGCTGGCACACTAAAAGACGAGTGGAGAATCAATACTTGTGAGAATAGAATCAGTAACCTAGAAAGTGTCTATAAAAAAGACTAAAATTTATGAAAACAGAGGACTTAAAAAACATACAAGCCCTATTACTAAAAGGTAAATGGGAACTAACAGCACAAGAAAGTGCAATATTAGTAAACCTAGTAAACACTGTAGGTGAGGAGATTAAGAAACTAGAAACTCCAAAAGAGGAAACTAAAAGTGAATAATATGGAATTAAAAGAATTTATAGAAGGTTTGGGGGTACAAACTATGATGAAAAGAGATATTTTGTCAAAACTAATTGAGTTGGAGTCCCTTAACCTTTATTTCAGAACTATGCTTGGAGTAGAGTTAGAGATAACTGTAAAGCCAGCAGAAGTTCCAGAAGGCAGATTTTTAGGGAAAGGAGTAGCTGATTTATTAAAACAAAATAAATAATATGATTACTATATACAGCCGTCAAAGATGCCCCAAATGTGATGAAGTAAAACACTACCTAGAAAGTAAAGGACACGTATTTAAATCAGTAGACATTACAAATGACCTAATACTTTTAAATAAGTTCAGGACAGAAAACCCAGGGGCAGGATTTCCAGTAGTTACTTTCGATTCGGACACAATAGCAGGTGACGTGGAGGCTATAAAAGCAAAAGCTGATACTCTAAACTAGACATTTTACCTAATACATTGTAATATTAAGTGTATGGATTTAACACCAATACAGCAACTATTCCTCAAAGAGTATACTGACCCTAAAAGCGAATACTTTGGTAACGCTTACCAGTCTGCAATAAAGGCAGGATATAGTGAGGATTACGCAAAAAACATTACAGGACAAATGCCAGAGTGGCTATCAGAAAATCTAGGAAACAGTAAATTGCTATTAAAAGCAAGAAAGAACCTAGAAATAGGGTTAGATGGACTACTTGATGACCCAGAGAAAGGAGGTAAGCCTATACAAGCCAAACTAACTGAATTTACATTAAAGAATGTAGATAGAGCAACATTTGGGGATAAAGCAGACATTAACCTTAAAGGAAGTCTAAATATATCTTTCGATAGTGCTTTCAACGATAAATAGACATGCTTTTACACGATAAACAAAAAAATGTAGTTAGAAGTAAAGCCAGATTTAAAATAGTTAGAGCTGGTAGACGTTCAGGTAAATCTTCTTTACAAGTAGAAGATATGAGTTACACCGCAGTAAAGGAGAAAGACTCTCCTGTATTTTATATTGCCCCTACTCAAATACAAGCTAGAGCTATTATATGGGAAGCACTTAAAGCCAAGCTAGCTCTTATAAGTGAAGTAAATGAAAGTAGATTAGAAATGAAAGTACCTACTCAAGACGGTGGTTATTCTTTAATTACTGTAGCAGGTTGGGAAAACAGAGAGAACTTTAGAGGTAGAAAGGCCAAGAAGATTTACTTTGATGAGTTAGACACAATGAAAGACTTCTTTATAGGCTGGCAAGAGATATTCAGACCAGCATTAACTGACTTAAAAGGAGAGGCAATGTTTTCAGGTACTCCAAAGAAAGAAAACCCTAATCTTAAAAGACTTGAGAAAATGGCAGAGACTGACCCAGATTATGAAGCCTTTCACTTTACCACTTCAGACAACCCACACATTCCTAGAGAAGAGATACAAAAAGCCAAAGACGAATTAGACTACAATACCTTTAGACAAGAATATCTAGCAGAGTATGTAGAAAATCAAGGCTCACTATTTAAATTTACTGCTCTTGTAGATGTGTTTTCAAATACCATAACTAAAGAGAACTCTAAGTATTTAACCGTGGATATTGCAGACGATGGTTCAGATAAAACAATCTTTGCTTTTTGGGAAGGACTAGAAGAGTATAGACGAGAAGAATTTGAAAGATTGAATACAGAGGGGATTATCCAAAAGATTAGAGAATACGCTAGTTTAGAAAAGATACCTTACTCACAAATAGCTGTCGATGCAGTAGGCGTTGGAGCAGGGGTGGCATCATCCTCACTCTTAGATGGAATAATAGGATTTAAGGGTAGTTTTGCCCCAATTAAGACGGATGATAACATAGTCATGCCAAACGTTTCTGTCCTTAAAGTAGCTAACCTGGTGTCTGATTATAAAAATCTAAGAAGTCAATGTGTGTTTACTCTTGCGGACTTAGTAAATAATCACAAGATAGCAAGTAAGGTAACTGGTAGACAAAAAGAAAATGTTATTGAAGAGCTACAACACTATCAAGATGTTTCAACTGGAGACGGTAAAAGAATGGCAACGCAGACAGACGATATTAAGGCTATTATAGGTAGGTCACCAGATAACGCATCTACTTGGTTAATGAGAATGTATTTTGTGGTTATGAATAAGATAACCCCAGGCAATAGTGAAGATAGACAAGTGGTGGTTAATAAAATGATAAGTCAGTTTAAAAGAAACTTAAACAACATGGATGCTAGAAGTAATAAATAAAGCCGTGACACTTGACTTTTTATTACAATCTAATATACTTTAGGTATTGATTTCAACTTAAAGAAATTTGAGTTGATTCCAATGGAATCTTAATCAATTGCTAACTTAAACTTTTTAACTGTATATGGAATATGTTTGTATATCTTGTGGAGAGAAATGGGGTTCAGAAATCTTAAATAAAGAAAGAATGTGTCCTTTTTGTAGTATGCCCTCAAGCCAAGCCATTACTGATATATTTTTAACAGAAGGGAGGGAAGGTGTTATTGAATACATAGACAACGTAATTAAGCATATTGAGTACGATGAACCAGAAGACCTTAATTAAGGTTTTTTTATTTACATATTCTCTTATTCTTCTATCCAGTGACTAGAAGTAAAACTTACACTTATAAACGCTATTAGGTACAAATGCGAAAGCTGGGGAAAATAGTTCCTTCACCCTACTGAAAATGTTAAATCATTTCCTCTATCCCAGCCATCTGATTTGTATCGAATAGTGAGTCTACCTGTGATGATAGTAGTATCTATGTACAGCCGACAAAGAGAACCCATAGCCCACCCCTAGTGCCTCAGAGCAAAAGTAGGGTATAACTGTTTATATTTGACATTATACCCAATACATAATACACTTAATTTAAGTAATAAACTCGGTGGGTAAATTTAAATATGGATATATATAATATCGTCAGAAAAGCAAAAACAGACTTTACAAACGGGACAACAACTCTAGGCAAGTATGTTACTTGGTCATTACATGAAAACATTGAGAAAATTGACGCCTATACTAACTCTAAACATATATCTGGTGATACTGACAGTTTAGGAAGAGAAAAACCTTTCTTTAACATTAACACAGCAGCAGTAAACATCTGGTATAAAGCTACAGATATTGACCGAAAAGACATTAAAATCAAGGCAAGTAGAGCTAAAGATACTATTGGGGCTTTTCTTTTAAATATTCACCTACAAGAATACATGAGAAAGAACAATGTAGGGTTATTCTTAAATAACTGGGGTAGGACTCTGGCTAAATATGGTTCAGCAGTAATTAAATTCGTAGAGAAAGACGGAGAACTACACATGAACCTTGTACCATGGAATAGATTAATTGTAGACTCTGTAGATTTCTACAACAACCCAGTTATTGAAAGACTTTTTTATACTCCAAGCCAGCTAAGAAACAATAAGTCATACGACCAAGAAAAAGTAAAGGCTTTACTATATGCAAGGTCTACAAGAAAAACACTGGACGACCAGCAAACAGACACTAATGCTGACTATATCGAACTTTATGAAGTGCATGGTGAATTTCCACTATCGTTTATAACTGGTAAGGAAAAAGACGATGAAGAGTTTGTACAACAAATGCATGTAATAAGTTATGTTGGAGACGGTAAAGGAGGTTTTGACGACTTTACTCTTGTTTCAGGTAGAGAGAAAAAGAATCCTTACATGATTACTCACCTAATCGAAGAGGATGGTAGAGTGATGGCTATCGGGGCAGTTGAACATTTATTTGAAGCACAATGGATGGTTAACCACTCAGTTAAAGCTATTAAAGACCAACTAGACTTAGCAAGTAAACTAATCTTCCAAACTTCTGACGGTTCATTCGTAGGACAGAACGTATTACAGGCAATTGAGACTGGGGATATAATGATCCACTCACCTAACCAACCACTTACCCAAATAGCTAACAACTCACACGATATTACTTCTCTACAAAACTACTCACAACAATGGCAAACACTAGCTCAACAGATTACATCAACACCAGATGCAATTTCAGGCGGAACAATGCCCTCAGGAACAGCCTACAGACAAGTAGCAGTACTTAATCAAGAAGTACATAACTTCTTTGACATGATGATAGAGAACAAAGCTCTTTACCTAGAAGAGATGTTAAGAACCTACATACTACCTTTCCTAAAAACTAAGTTCAATACTTCAGAAGAAATCTCAGCTACTCTTGGAATGGAAGACATAACCAAGCTAGACCAGATGTACATTAAGTCAGAAACCAACAGAATAATCAACGACACTAACAAACAAGCAATCCTATCAGGTAAACTGGCAGAGCCAATGGATGAGGCAGCTATACAAGGACAAGTAAAAGACATGCTAGTGGAACAAGGTAATCAGAGATTTATCAAGCCTTCAGAAGTAGAAACAGTTACTTGGAATGATATGTTTAAGAACTTAGAGTATGATGTAGTGGTAGAAATTACTAACGAGGCAAGTAACAAAGCAGAAAGACTAGCAACCCTAACAGAGCTACTACAAACTATTGCTAAAACTCCACAGATACTACAAGACCCTAACGGTAAATTATTCTTTAACAAGATACTAGAAGAAAGTTCAGTAATATCTCCTATTCAATTCCAATACGCTAACAATCAACCAGCACCTACACCAGCACAGACAGCTCAAGCAATCGGTGGGAATTAAACTGATTGCTTATTATTAATATGTTTAACAAAATAAAAGAGTTTTTTAACTCTAAACAACCTATGGCAAATACAACATTCATACCTATCGATAAAAACGATAAGGAGGCAGCGATTAACTCATTAATGAGATATAAGAAACAAAATCCTGTAAAGTTTGAACTAAAGAAAGCAGAATTATACAAGAAGTTTGGAATTGAAGTGCAAGAAGAAGCTAAACTAGAACCTGTAAAAGATGCTACTGATATTGAATTAGAAACATTAAAAGCAAAAGTAACAAAGACTAAATAATATGGGAAATAAAGAAATGAGAATTACGGATGATGAATTAGCAACAATTAAATCAATGTTCGCTGATAACTTACCAGGACTTAAAATATTAAGAAAGATATTCTTACCAGAGATTAACGCTAATGCTCCTTTAGGACAAAACCTTGACCTATGGATGACAATGAAAGTTGAAGACCAATCCCCAGAAGCAATCATCACAAATCTTAAGGCTAGAAACACTTTAATCAGTCACGTTGAACAATGCTTAATGCAATTAAATGTATTGGCTGGTCAGAAAACTGAGACAGTAGATGATACAAAAGCTAGACTAGCTGCGAACTCTACTAAATAATTTGACAATTAATCACATTAGTAATACACTTAAATTAACTTGAAGTTGTAGTGGACTTCTTAAATAAACACCCTATGGAAGGAACAAACACAGATGAGCAGGACATCTTAAAAACACCCGACGCAAATGTTGACGAGTCAACAGATACTGTAGAAGAGGAAGAAATAGACTATAAGGCAGAGTTTGAAAAAACAAAGCAAATAGCCGAAAATCAGAAAATTCGAGCAGAGAAAGCAGAAGCTAAGTTAAAAACTAACACTTCTACTGGGAGGGGTGAAACCTCTAAAGTGGATGGATTTAGTCCAATGGACATTATTGCTATAACCAAAGCAAACTTGGATGAAGAGGCTATAAGAGAAGCAATGGATTACGCTAAATACAAAAAGATTTCAATAGCAGAAGCTATAAAGAGTCCAGCAGTAAAAGCTACCATTCAACTTATAGAAGAAAACAGACGAGTTAGTGAGGCTAGTAACACAGGTTCAGCAAGACGAGGTTCATCCAAGATTAGTGATGAAAGTCTGATAGAAAACGCTAGAAAGGGAATATTACCTGAAAGCGATGCAGACATGAAACGACTAGTCTCTATAAGGAAGAACTTTAGATAGCTCTTAATCGGTGGGGAATTATAACAAATAATACCCCTATGTTTCTAAAATAAAATAATAGAAACTATAATACTTTGGCAAATACAATATCGTCACGTACATTTCGTGACAAATATAAATTAGCAACCCTTGACCACGCTCTGAGAACTGCTCTAGTAGCAGAAAAAGTTTGTGCAGTAGACCGTTCTGATAACCTAAGAATTCAATCTCCTTACGGATCAGCATCATCTGTTACAATCCAAGCTCTTACTGGTACTTACTCTCCAGCAGAGTTTACAACTACAGATGATACTCTAACAGTAACAGATGAGTTTATCGTTTCAGAGCATATAATGGACTTCCAAAACTTGCTTTCAAACTTTGACTTGTTTGCTGCTCGAACAGAACAGATGACTGCTGACGTTGCAATCGCAATCGACAAGTATGTTATTAACAACTTGTGTGAAGATGGAACAGGAACTTACACTACTCCAACAGGAGGATTTACTACAGCTGCTAACGTAAACGAAATCTTCGGTCAATTAACTTCAAAAGTTATGGGCTTTGCAGAGGCTTACTTTGGAAACATGTATGTAATCGTTGAGAACACTGACATGGCTGGTATTACTCAAGCTGGTGCAACTAATGGATTTAACAACGCTGACGCTGTCCTTACAAACGGACAAGTTGGACGATGGATGGGAGTTGATATCTATGTAGTTCGTTCAGGAACATTCGTAGATGCTACCTTAGGAACTAAGACTGTTACAAACGCTGGTCACCGTGTATTCGGAGTGAAAGGTGTTACAACTTATGCAGCTCCAAGAGGTGTTAATGTTGAAGAGAAGGCAGTATCAGGTAAGACTGGAATGGAAGTTGCAGTATACGGATATGTTGGATTTAAGGCATGGGCTCCAAAAGTAACACTTACAGTTGATATTACTTTAAGTTAATATTATTAAAAGCCTCACATTTGTTTGTGGGGGCGAGAATAAAGGTTGTTTCGTAGCTTCCAGTATTCTCTCCCCTCCACGCAAATGGAGCATAAATAGCTACGAAATATGAAGTACATTAAAACAGGTCAGAAAAGGTCTGATGTTAAAAGACAGTGGTTGGTGATGGTAGATGACGAAGATTACGAGTTCTTGCAACAGTTTAAATGGCAAGTAGATAGATACAAATCTGTTAAAACCCACGCAAACCCAAGACTTAAAGATATTCTGATACATAGAGTCATAATGAAGCCAGAAAAAGGTGTAGAAATAGACCACATAGACGGTAACAGGCTCAATAATCAAAAATCTAATCTAAGATTTGCAACCAGTAGCCAAAATAAAATTAACAGAGGGCCTAGAAAAGACAATAAAAGTGGGTTCAAAGGAGTTTCTTGGCACAAACAAAGAAATTTGTGGACAGCCAGAATAATGGCAGATGGAAAATATAAACATCTAGGATTATTCAAGACACCCAAAGAAGCTGCAAAAGCATACAATGCAGAAGCTACTACATATTACGGCGAATATGCTTGGCAAAATAAAATAACATAAACTAAAACTATGGCAGTATCAACACTAGACAAAGCAAGAATATATAGACCAGAAATACAAGCAGGGAAATTCGTAGGAACACCTGTAGCTATCAATGCTACAGCTACAGCTACAGCAGCCCAAGTTGCTTCTGGATATATAACTTCAACTTCAGCAGCTGCTACTACAATAACACTCCCAACAGGAACATTATTGGGTGCAGAACTTGGAGCTTCACAAGGAACTATCTTTGACCTTTACATTGACAACACAGCTGGTGCTAACACAGTAACGATGGCAGTTGGAACAAACGCTATTGTATCTGCTCTTGGTGCAGCTAATGGAACAGAATCAGGTTTGCTAACTGTACCTTCAGGTGTTACAGGGCAAGCATGTTTCAGATTGATGTTCTCAAGTGCTACAGCATATACATTCACTCGTATTGCTTAACAGATAAGTTACCCTACTTTGTAGGGGGCTTAGAGCATACCCCTCCCACCGATTGGTATGTTCTAAAGCCCTTATAAGGCAATAACCATATGGATTACACTACATTACAGGCAGATGTTGACTTCTTAGTAGACACAGATAGTAATACCTATTCTGTTGCTGATAAAACACGTAATTTTAATATTGCTTTGGATGAACTGACAGGAATTATTATAGGTTGTGATGGTACCTGGCAATGGGACGATACAAACTATACAGATTTACCTATAGGAACTTCTACTCTAACAGCTAGCCAAGAAGATTATTCGTTTGCGTATGAACATTTATATGTTGAAGCTGTAGAAGTAAAACTGACTACTAACGAATGGAGACGATTAAAACCTATTGACCTTTACCCAGAATACAACCAGCAGTCTAAGACAAGTATCACAGACTTTATGTCTACTCCTGGTATCCCAGAGTACTACGATAAAATAGGTACTTCTATATTTCTATACCCAGCTCCTAACTACACTCAAGCCGCTTCACTAAAAGTATTCTTCCAAAGAAAAGCTAACCCATTTGAGACAACCGATACAACTAAAAAGCCTGGGTTTGCTAACCACTTACATAGATATCTGTCAATCTGTGTAGCATACGACTGGGCAATAGGACACAACAATGCAAAGGTAGCATACTTACTTTCAGAGAAAAACAGATTTACACAGCTTATAAAAAATTTTTACTCCCAAAGAGTAAAAGACGAGACAAGAAAGCTCGGCGTAATTCAACAAAATAATAAATAATATGGCAAGTTTTAATAAGTTCAACAGTTTTACAGAGGCTCTAGCCGAAAAGGTACATAACCTTGGATCAGATACTCTTAAAATTGCATTAACAAACGTCGCTCCAGTAGCAACCAACACTGTACTGGCAAACATTACAGAGATTTCCTATACAAACCTTTCAAGTAGGACTGTAACAGTAACTGCTTCTTCTCAAACTTCTGGTACATACAAACTAGTAGCGAGTGACTTGGTGCTAACTGCTAGTGGTACAGTACCAACATTTAGATACGCAGTATTATACAACGATACAGCAACCAACGACGAGCTAATTGCTTGGTGGGATAGAGGAACTTCTGTGGACTTAATAAGCACAGATACTTTCACGGTTGACTTTGACCCTACAAATGGAGTTCTTCAAATAGCATAACACAATGGCAAAATTAGCAAATGTATTAGTTGTAGGAGGTGGTGGAGGAGGAGGGCACGGCGGTACTGGAGGTGGAGCAGGTGCAGGAGCAGGTGGTGGAGCAGGAGGGTACCAGACTGACTCTGCTTTTTCTCTAACCCCACAAGCTTATACAGTAACTGTAGGAGCTGCAGGCTCCGCTGGGAGTAACTCTAACGGAGGAAACGGGGGAAATTCGGTCTTTAGTACTATAACAGCTACAGGCGGCGGTGGAGGTAGCCAAAGCGTCAATACTGGAACTCCAACTGCTGGAGCAAATGGTGGTTCTGGTGGTGGAGTTGGGGGGAGTGGAAACAATACAGAAGGCACAGCGGGTACAGGTTCACAAGGTAGTAGTGGAGGAGGGAATGGCAGCAGCTCTAAAGGCGGTGGCGGTGGAGGTGCAAGTGCGGCAGGAAGTACTGGGGCTGGTACAAGGGCAGGTGGAGCAGGGACAGCTAATTCAATTTCTGGGTCTTCAGTAACCTATGCAGGTGGTGGTGGTGGTGGGACTGATACTGGAGCGGGAGGGACTGGTGGTGCAGGTGGAGGAGGGAATGGTGGGGCTCCTTTAAATGCAGGAACAGCTGGGACAGCTAATCGTGGTGGTGGAGGGGGTGGAGGTGGTGGAGGAAACAATCAAGGAGGAGCTGGGGGCACGGGAGTAGTAATAATTTCTTACCCAACAGCAGATTTTTCAGCTACACCTTGTACTGGAGGAACCATAACAACTTCAGGTTCTAACACTATACATACTTTTACCTCTTCAGGAACCTTTACAGTATTCTCACAAGCCTTTACAGTTGGTGCAGCTCAGGGTTCGTTTACTCTCTCTGGTCAAGCGGCGGGTGTAATAAGAGGACTTGTAACTATCGCAGCCTCAGCAACCTTTACACTTACAGGATATGCGGTAGACTTCTTTACTAAGTGGGTAAATGCAACCAAGAACTCTACAACTTGGTCTAACCAATCAAAATAAACTTATATGGATAAAAACGGTAACATTACAATATCAAACCCACAAAAGGGAATAGCTAACTCATCAATACTAGGCAATGAGGCTATTATAGGTTGTGAGATATTTGAAGAGCCAGGAGTACTTAAAATACAATCAGCTCTTGAAGCAGATAGCTCAGATATTAACGACCCAGGCTACATGACTATTTCAGGTGTACCAGTAGCTGATGTAACCAACTACAACACCGTGGGTGAATTAGTAAGAACAGTTTTAACAGAAAGTGGACAGCTAATGAGTGGGGGTAATGCTAACTTTTTAATTGCCTCTAACCTGTCCCAAGGCTGGGATGCTTGTGTGTGGAACTCTTCTTATACAGTAGTATCCTACGCACAATCAGGTACTGGTTATATTGGAGTAATCTATCACGACCCAACAGATGAGAATACAACTAACTGGAATCCAGCAGAAGTAGGAAGTCTTACTGGAACTCACGCAATTAAGCTTTTAAAGGGGGCTGATGGTAAAATGTACTTTACTAATGGTAGATATATAGGGTATATTGAAAATATTACTGGTACGGGTTCTTCTATCACAGTTACCTCCACAAGTAATGCACTAGACTTAAAAGAAGGTGTTTTTGCTGTAACAATGGCAGAGCTAGGTTCACGTTTAATGATAGGAACCCAACAGGGCTATTCTTACGCAACTAGACAAGACTATCAAGGTGCAGATATTTACCCATGGGACAGAACCTCTTCATCTTTCTCACTACCAGTAAAGATTGACGAGAATGGAATGAATGCAATGATATCTCACCGTAACCAAGTATACTTTTCAGCTGGTGATGATGGGAGAATTTACACAACTGACGGTACTAACTATCAACTAGTAAAAAGACTTCCATACAACAGGTCAGGTAGATACAATCCAACCTCTTGGGCGTATCTAAATGCAATGGCTATTAACCAACAAGGTCATTTAATGGTAGGCCTTTCAGCTAACTACGATGCTAACTCACCTACAACTACAGGAGTTTGGGAGATTGCTTTGACTTCAGGCTACCCGACCCACCTGCCTTTCTTTTCTCGTGACGGTAACCTAGGTCAAACAGCCAATGTTAAATTCGGTTCAGTACGAGTCCTAAATGACGATGCATCATCTTTTGGGGTGGCTTCGGGTACAACTTACGAACTATCTACAACTTCTGGAACAGCACTTAACACTGGGTACACAGCTAAATGGAGAACAGAATTCTTTATGGTGGGGTCAAGGAATAACCGCAAGTCATTTAATACTCTTGAATTTACTTTACTAGAGCCTTTGATCACTAATCAAGGTATACGAATAGCATATAGAAAGAATAGGTCAGAAAGTTTTACAACAATCGGCACGTTTACTTTTGCAACACTAGGCTCAGTAATTTCTCATAATACTAAAGCTTTAATAGCCGATGCAGAAATGGTACAGTTTGAAATCTCCCTTGAATATACTTCGGCCGTGTTTGGAGACAACGTAAACCTAATTAGAATAACTGTAAATTAATATGCAAGATACAAATCAAAATAATCCAAACACATACCGTCACACACACAACGGTATAGACAGTCCTTTTCTCGGAGAGACTGCCCCAATAGCTTTGACTGCACCAGTAGCAGGGGTTTTATCAAGTGGGGGCACAGCAGTACTCCAAAATTTTGACTCTTCTGTCATACAGGCAATGAGGACAAGACTTGATGAGCTTGAAGCACATTTAAAAAATCTAAATATATTAAAATAATTTGACATTAAACCTCTATGCTTATATACTTAAATATAATTGGTGGGTTATCTACTAAATATGAATAACCAAGAAAAAGTCTCTGTAACAGCTGTTCCATTTAATCCACAAACACAGTCTTTTACACCCGCACAACCTACACAAGCGATAGCCCCAGCAGCTCCAGTTATTCCTAATCTACCAACTCCAAATCCTACTATTACAGCGGACAATTTAGGAGTACAAAAAATAAATGTTCCAACAGCTCCAGTAACACAAACGGTAGCACAGCCAGTAAATCAAGCAGAACAATTACTTGCTCAAACAGCAGTAGCAGAAACAGACGCACAAAAAGCAAGTCAAGACCTTTCTAAAAGCATTCTTTCTCTGATTCCTAACCTACAAGGTCAAACTCAAGAACTAGCAACTCAACAAAAAGCGGCAGGACTTCCAGCAATGAGACAGAATTTACAAAATATAAACAACCAAATTTTACAAAAACAAGCCGAACTACAACAAGACGATATACGACTAGTTCAATCAGTACAAAACATAGAAGATAAGCCAATCGCTATGGAATTTATTACTGGTCAACAACAATCAGTTCAACGTAATGCACAAATAGCACGAGCCTTAAAAGCCTCAGAGATAGGTGTACTAAACGCTACTGCTATTGGTATGCAAGGTAACATTTCTCTTGCAGAACAGACAGCAAAACAAGCCGTAGAAACGAAGTATGCACCATACAAGGAAGCTCTAGATACTTACAAACTACAACTAGAAGCCCTTACTCCACTTCTAAACGCTGATGAAAAGAAACAAGCAAGAGAACAAGAGATCAAAACTAAACTAGCTTTTAATGATATCGAGAAGAGACAAAAGACAGAAATTGCTAACAACTCAATGATAATAAATGCTATTTCACAAGGAGTGCCAGCGAACATTTCTGCAAGGGCAACCGAGTTGATGAAGAATGGAGCAGATGAAGCTACTGTAGCTCAGGCTTTGGGAATGTACGCTGGTGATTATTGGGGGACTAAGGCAAAAATTGCACAGTATAATAAAACAATTTCAGGAGGAACAGGAACAGGTGGAACAGCAGGTGTGGGAGTAGCCCCAGGTCAATCAGTAGCTCAAGCATATCTGGACCAATTTAATGCGGGGGCTTTAGAATTAGGTGATATTTACACAAAGATAGGGAGCTCTAAAGATGCTCAGAAGATTAAAAATGAATTTGCACAGCTTGTAGCAGCACAAGGAGGTAAAAGGGTATTAACTATGGATGACTCACAAATATCAGCAATAGATGAACAGATTAAAAACATAAATGATTTGATAGGCACTTCAGGCTATAATTATAAAGTTATTTCTGGTGTAACTCAGGGCGGAGCATTAGGTATTGGGGCGAGATTGACTGGTGCAAAAGCAGATGCTCTGGCAATCGCAGAAAACCTTGTAGCCAATCAGACTCTACAATCTCTTGCAGATGCAAAAGCAAAAGGTATTACTTTTGGTGCTTTATCTGGTCCTGAATTAAACGCTGTTGCTAGTGCTGCGAGTAGGCTTGCTTCCAAGGCAATTAAAGACAAAGATACAGGAAAAATTACAGGATTTTCTGGTTCAGAATCTGGTTTTAAAACAGACTTAGAAACAGTTAAGACAGGTTTAGAAAAATCTAAACTTAAAAAAACTGGGAGTACTCTGGATTCTAAAATTAACACAGCCGTCCAAATCCTAAACCAACCAACTGAACAACTTGGTGGTTACCAATTTAACAATTAATATGCAAAACAATAATTATTTATCAAAAGAAAAGACACAAGCACTTATTGATGGACTTGGGATTAAACAAACTGAAGGCAAGGCTTTTCTTGATGGATTGGTAGCTAAAGGTTTTACAATACAGGGATATAATGACCAACCAAAACCTACAGAGCCAACAATGATGGAATCAATTAAAACAAAACTTTCTGATATAGGTAACAGACAAACAGAATCAATCCAAAAATCAGCAGAACTATACAAATCTGGTCAACAAGGTGCTTTATCAACTGTAGGGCAAACGCTAGGGGCTTCTGTAAAGGCAGCAGGAGAGTCTTTTGCTTTACCTATTAATGAAGCTGTTAATAAGGCATTGTCTTTTGTGGGAGAATATGCACCAGAAAATATTAAACAAGCAGCAACAGAATTAGCACAGAAAGGAATTGAACTGTCTAAACCCTCCATAGAGGCTTACAATACTTTGCCAGAAAGTGAGAGAGCAAATATAAAGGCTATTGGAGATTTAATAAGTGGAGTTACAAATTTAGCAGTAGGTGTGGGTGCGGTTAAGGGAATTGGTAATGTAGCAGTAGGGGCAGCAGAAACTTTACCAAAAGCAGGACAAGCTATTGCTTCTGGAGCTAAGACGGTAATCGAATCTCCTATAGTTTCAGGGACTGGAGAGGTCTTAACTTCAGCAGGAAGAAAGCTAAAGACTATTCCAGAAAACATAGCTACCAATGTAGGTGAAATGCAAGCCAAAGAAGCTGCAATTAAAGCTATCCCAAGTGTTACAGGGCAAAATGCAGTAAGAAAAGGGATTGATGTTGCAGATGTAACAACTCTTCAGGAAGCCATAAAGGCACCTGAGGCTAAAAAGCTATTTGATACAATCAAAAACTTTGCTTCAGGAGATACTACCGTTTCTCCATTTGAAGTTATAGGTAAGCCAGTTGTAAACAGACTTAAAACTTTAGACACAGAAATTAAAAGTCTTGCGACTAAACTAGACACAGCAGCTCAAAACTTGAAAGGTCAAGCAGTTAAAGATTTAACAAATATACAAAGTTCAGTATTAGAAGGTTTGGATAAAATGCAAATTAAAATCGCTGATGGAGGGCTTGATTTTGTTGGTTCTAGTTTAGAAGGAATTGGTAATAGTGGTAAAATTTTAGAAAACGTATATAAAAGAATAGAGAAAGCCAAAGATGCTTTTGACTTCCACAACCTTAAAAAATATATTGATGCAAATGTTTCTTATGGTAAAAGAGTCGAAGGACTTGATGCTGGGGCAGAGAGATTCTTAAAAACATTGCGTAAGTCTATTGATGATACACTTGATGGACAATTTGTTGACTACAACAATATCAACTCAGAACTAGCAAAAAGGATTTCCCCACTAGAAGACTTGAAGGGGATTTTAAAAAACGCTGATGGATTGGATGCTGATTTGTTAAGCCAGAAAGCTGGTATTATTGCTAGACGTATTACGAGTGCTGCCGCTTCAAACCCTGAAATTAAGCAAGTGTTAAGAAACTTAGACAGGTTTACTTCTGCAAAAGGAGAAACACTAGGGAGTATTGAGAAAATGCAAGACTTATATAACGTTTTAAATAAATACTATGATATTGCACCAAAAACAGGTTTCCAAAACTTAGTTAAGGAAGGAACTAATGCCGCTTCAGGTATTGTAGATAAATCACTTGAAGTCCTAAAAGGATTTGCAGGAGAGACAAACATTACAAGACAAAAAGCTCTTGAAGATTTCTTGGCAGAATTACTTACCAAAACCAGCAAGGCTAAGAATTAAAATAAAAACACCAAATATGATAAACCCACCGATTAATATTTCTAACATAC